ATGTTTTTTATAATTAAATGTTAATTGTAATCCTGTCATGAGTATTTTAAAAAAGTTGCTTCCAAATCTGAATAGTGAGGAAGATTAATATTTGTAAATACAATATCTAAACCCATGAGTCTGTTATTTAAATAACAATTTTCCATATCCCAAGCTCTAAATCCTGAGTTCGCCATGTAATTAATAATCTGTTCAAATCTTAGTGCACCTACATTATTGTGGAACACAGGGCATTCTAATTGAACAAATTTTGTTTTTTGGAATAATTCTAAACTACCATCAATGACCTCTATTTCTGCACCTTGGAGATCCATTTTAATATAATCCCAAGTCGTCTCTTCAGGTAATACTTCTTGTAAAGTGGTTGTATACACTTGGCTATCTTCAAAAGGATGGTTTGAGTTCTCTTCGTATAAAGAGTTACCACTAAAATCAACTTCTGACTTAGAGCTATAAAAAGTTCTCCATTCAGTCTTATCTGCTAATACTGCTTTATGAAAGGTACCTAGTTTCTCTAGCTTTTCTTTATGTCGATCTGATGCATCAATCAAATGTAAATTAACATCAGGATACATTTCCTTTAATCGTTCTGACCATTTACCTTCAAATGCACCACAGTCCACAACGTTTTTTAATTTAACGTTATGTCTTTGCATTCTTTTAAATAATCCAAAATATACTTCAGTTGGTTTTAACACTACTTACGTCTCCTATAACCTGTACCTTGTTTTCGATTGCACCATCTTTTTCTCCAAGCCCATGCAGAAATTTTTCCACCATAGTCTTCACATAGTGCATAAAAAAAATCTAATATTTTAATCATATATGTACTTCTCCGCCACTTCCTTATCTACTTCTTCTTTGTTACTGAAAGCATAGTTACTAGCTTCAATAGTTCTTGGGAAAATCTCCCAACAAATACCTTCAACACCCTCAAGGGCAAGATAGATCTCCAGGGCAAATTTGTGTCCTTGAATCTCAATATCTTTTTTAACTGTTGCACCTTTACTCTTTCTTCTCATCTTCCATCTTTTTTATCTCTAACTGACAATAATGGATGATCTTTTGTAAATCTTGTATGCCGTTTTTCTCTTTATACCTGCAAACATATTTAATTACGTTGCCTTGAAAAAATGATAAATTATTCTTTGAAATAAATTCATAAGGTTGAATCTCAAAAAATTTATAATGACTCCCACCGATCTGCTTTTCCTGTGGAAACACATCGTCAAACATTCCTTTATCTGTCATATTTTAAAAGAATTAAGAATTGCTAACTTGTCTTCTGCATCTGCAATTTTTGTAATTAATTTATCTATCTCTTCTAAGTGTTGAGGATGTTCCCCAATACCTACAGGCTTTTCTAAATAGATCTTAATTGTTGCTTCTGCTGCTGATATATCTGCATTGTATTTGTCCTCCAATGCATCAACAATGACTTTTCTAAACATCTTGCTCCTTATTTAAAAATGTAAACCAATCTTCCCCGATTGGATAATGATATCTATAATCGGTACTCAGCAAATGTAAAGAGTTTTTTGCTCTTGTACCACCTGTGTACCATACCTTTTTCTCGTTAGATCTACCTTCTCTATCCTTATTTCTAAAATCAGCTAATGAATTACATTTGGAATACAAAACAACATGATTCGCTTCACCACCTTTAACTGAGTGAATTGTATCAATTATAATTTTTGGTTCTTCATTTAAAACTTCTTGTCCATATCTTTTGAGTAATCTTAAAAAATACATTTTCTGTCTTGGTTTAAAATTGTACCTCAGCACAGTCCACCAGTTCCCTGTAGCGTGGTCGTCTGGTAAGTCTAGTCCGCACCATTCTTTAAGTTCCGTGAACCCATATTCTTTATACTCAGGCTCACCCATCCAGAATTTTTCAGTTCTAAAATCAGGATCTTTAAGTTCACGTATATATTTATACATAATCTCTGCATCTCGCTTACCAATCTTTTTACCATTCTGTATAGCTGTCCAAGCTTTGATCGCTTGCCATTGTTTTTGATCAAATGACTTCGTGCCTTCGTTATCAGAAAAATATAAACCTGCATCTTTGGCTAGCATTCTTAGTTCATTTACAGCTGACCAGATACGTCCTAATAAATACCAAGTTCCTTCTCGATTAAAATCTATCTCCTTGAAATTTATATATCTTTTAACTTCGGAGTCGATGTCCTCATTGTAATGAAAGTCTTTTTCAATACTATTTAATATTCCTCTACGCATGATTTGTGTAAACTCATGGATCGCTTTACCGTATCGTCTTGTTTTTCTTAATCTAACTAATCGACCAGGAAAGTAATGTGTAAAGTATTTTGGATCTGCACCGTTCCATTGATAGATCCCTTGATCATCATCACCTGCAAGATAAATACGATCAACATTATCAACCATTTTATAAATGACAGACCATTGTAATGGTGTGAAGTCTTGCGCCTCATCTAAAAATAAAACTTTAAGAGGTTTGAATTTAACTTCATCAATTGCTCTTGCAATCATATCTGTAAAATCAATAAATGATTCTTTCTTATAATGCTCGTATGTAGAGATCTTTCTTAAGAATACATCTAAACTATCTTTCTTTCTTGATTCTTTTTTGTAGGCTAGTTGTGGTGGTATCATCATGTTTCTAGCTTTGTCATAAACACCAAGTGACCAATCTTTGTATGTAAAGTTATCGTCACGTAATCGATTATCAGAATGCTTTATAAATTTATTCTGTAATGCAAAATCAATTGAACAATGTTTAGGATCAAACACCTCTTCCTCAAAGTACATACGACAATACTTATGGAGTGTTCTAAAATTTTTAAAATCTTTTAATGTATATTGAGTAAAGGTTGCAAGTGAACGATCAACTGCCTCGTTCACTGCTTTGTTTGTAAATGAGATGTAAGCAATATCTCTTGGATGTACACCTTTATCTAAATACCTTTGAAGTATTTTATTTATTAGTGTCCAAGTTTTTCCTGTTCCTGGAGGGCCAAAGATCTTAATTGTCTTGTGTCTTAGAATCTTTTGCTTCAGGAGTCCTGAATTTTGTGTGGTACTCATCATCCATTTCCGTTACAGTTTTTGCATCTGGCTTTTTCTTAACTGCTTCATGACTTACAAAGTCTGGCATTTCAATATACCAAATATTTTTCTCACCTTGGTAATACTCATGCTTTTCACAGCCTAATAATTTTAAAGCTTCAGAAACATTTTTAAAAGCTTTTTTACTATTTTTATCTAGCCATTTATCCATTGTAATACGTTTGAAATAGATAATATTAGTTTTAGAATCTAATACTGTGTAGCCATCTTTAAGCTTGTCAAACTTATCTTGTTCAATGGTAGATTCAAAAAAGTCTTTTAATGTTTGATATTGTTCTTCTTCTAATGTGTCCTCATACTTAAATCTTTGATTCTCAGTTGCTGACTCAATCAAATGTCTCATAAGTAATTCAAAAGGATCTGGGCCTTTCCTTGGTCTTGGTAAAGTTACCCAATAGATCTTATGCTTAGCTAAACATCTTCTCCAAGCTTTTTGATCTACAATATCCTCTGGATTAAATGAGATATGTACGTCTCTAAAAGTGCATTCATACCAAAGCTTACGTGTATCTTTTGTAAAAATAACATTTTTAAATTCATCTTTAATATCTGGTACTTGTGATCCAATACCTAACTTTCTTAACTTACATATATCTTTATTACATATTGGAGTAATCGCATTTAACTTTGGTGGACATTTATATTGATACGCGTTCTTGTGTACAGATCTTGCAACGTTCGATGCTTCTTTTGGATCTAAAGGTGTTACAAAACATTCTTTATTTCTTTCAGCTGCAATCTCACTAAGATCTTTAGCAGTCAAAGTGTTATCAGTTTTTTTCATTTCCATGACTAAAACATTAAACAAGAAATCGTTCCTATGATTGCCAGGCCATTTTTCTTGTATCATCTTTTGTACACATGGAGGGTAATCTCTCCATTCGCTTTCAACTTCATACTCTGACACTTTTAATTTAAAAAAGTCTTCAGCATCAATCATACGTTCTAATGAAATATCAATGAATGCATTCATCATGACAGGTACATTCATGTCATCAAATGCATACTCAACAGTTCGTTCAGCATTAAAGTATGGCATGTTCATTGCTTTGTTACATGGAAACACTTCATTCGCTAAAAAGTATTCTTGATTAATCTCTGAAAGTTTTTTTATAACTTTGTCTATTGGTGCCCAATCTTTGAAGAATACAAAAATATGTAATCCACCTGACTTAGACTTAACTGGCACTAATGGTAATTTGTATCGCTTGATAATATCAACGTATTTCTTTTCCGAGTAATCTTTATAACTACTTGGATCTACATCGATAGCACCCCACTTGCACAAGCCATCTTTCTCTGGCTTGAAACCTATCCTTTGTTTACCTTGGAGATGAGCATCCCAAAGTTCCGTGGTCACTGGCTCGTGAACCGTCTTGTAATTAGCTTTCTTCTTCCCTCGTTCGTCCGCCTCTCCGTTAAGAGAGGCGGTTATGTATGAAGAATAATCGCCTTCAAAAAGGTCGATCAACTTCATATTAGAACGGCACTTCTTTTGTTTGTTTTTGTTCGCCTTTGGCCTCTGACTCAAATTCGACTTTACCGAATATGTCCGACTTCATTGCAGATACATAGAAACCTTTTGTAGCTTCTAAAGTTCCTGCAAACTTCGGATCATCAAGTATTCGATCAAACTCGACCACCCAGCCAAACCAAGAATTCTGTGAATTAGATTCCTTGGTAGTTTTTAATCTATAAACTGTAGACCAAGATGGTGGAGTAAAGAATCCTTTAGCCCCTTTCAATCTTCTAGATTGAATCATCGAGTTCCAAGTTTTAGATTTTTTCTTTTGTGTAGACTTCATTGTAATCAATGCAGTCTCAGTAGGCTGATAGTTTTCATCTAAGATGTAAACAAAATGGTTTCCTGTATCTTCGATATAGTTACCATTCTCTAGCCTATCTTTACCATCATCACCTCTAACAGTTTTAGAAAGTACAGATGGATCTCTGTGGATAGCAATCGGTCTTCCTGGGCTATCTCCTCTGTCTTTCCATTCGTTAAATGTATTGATGTACAAACATGGTGCAACTAAGACTCCATTCTTACTCTTATAAAGAGAATCAGTTATCTCGTTGTAGATATCACC